GTCAACCTTGTAGACCGTCACGTCGTTGGCGATACGCGAGACGGTACGCTGACCCTCACGCATGGCCGTCACGCCGATCGCACGACGGGCCGCGCCGTTCTCGTTGATGTTCTCGATCAGCTCGGGGAAGTATTCACCGAACACGAGAGCGCCGCCGGTGCTGTTGACGAGGGTGGACCCGGCTTTGCCGACGATCTTCTCGTCCACCGACTTCTGGCCGTAGGACTTCTCGCCCATCGCGGAGAGACGGCAGTACGCGCCGAACAGCTCCACCTGGTCCGCCGACGAGAGGACGGCAGGCTTGCCGTTCCACTTGCCGCCGTTCTTGACCGCCGTGTCGTATGCGAGCATCTTGTAGTCGTTGCGACCGATGCTCTTTCCGACGCGACCGGAGATCGTCCGGGCCTTGCCGACCGTGCGGCGGTTGCTGCGGATCTCGGACCTGAGCGACTTGGCCTCGGCCTCGTCCTCGTCCTCCATCTTCTCCTCCGCTTCCGCCTCCTCGTCCATCTCAGGCTCGCCCGCCATTTCGTCGATGACAACATCGTCGGCAGCCGGGTCGAACGAAATCACGACGGTCTTTTTCGACCACGCCTTTTCCACGTCGTCGATGCCGTAGGACTTGCCGCCGGGGAACGTGAAGTCCCCGATCATCTCGTCCTCAGCCCACGACCTGAACTCGCTGAACGTCTTGCCCTCGAACCCGCTCTTACGGGCCTGCTTGATGAGGGCGCTAAATGCTTTCTGGTCCATCGCTGGAACCTCCCTGTTGAGTGCATGTGAAAACACACACCGCAGGGCATCCGCGATAGGTCCGCAGGGCAGAGCCGATAGGACCGCAGGTGAACGCCGATTGGCTATCCAAATGGGCGACGGGGCTCACACCCCGCACGCGCCCAAGCCTGTCGCCGCCGCTAGGCAACGACGGGAGTATATCACGTCCGGGTCATGTTCGCAAGAACACGCCCCGACCGACCACGAGCGACCGTGTGGGCTGGGTCACGCTGAACACCTTGCCCGCGTCAACGCTCAGGGTACGCGACCGCACACCCTCTGTGATCGCCTTGATCGGCTCCGCGTCCACAATCCGGCCCTGGCACGACACGTTGCAGGGGATCGCCGTGAACGACAGCTCGAACCACTCCGCCTCACGGATGACCCGCTGTACGCGGTCGCCGTACCGCTTTCGCTCGTCCTCGGTCGGTGCCGACACCTTGAGCGGCTTGAAGCCAATCGACACGCCGATCTGCCCCGACTTGCGGGCGATCTCCTTCACCGCCGCCGCGACCGGGTTGTCATACAGCCCGATCCGCACCCGCCACCCACGCTGCTCCCCGCGCTCGGGGTACGCGCCGATGGACCGGATGAAGCCCGCCGCCTTGTCGATGCCGTACTCGTGGTCCACGAACACCTGTTTGTTCCGGGCCATGTACGCCTTGTCCAGACCGGACGGCATGACCACCTCGTCCTCCAGGTCGATGTCGTCGGTGGTGGCGATCGCCACGATGTCGTTCTTGTCCTGCCCCTCGTCAAGCGTCGCGTCCTTGCAGACGGTGCCGAGGATGCCGAACTCGTCGGCCCCCTTCGTGTACGGGTGGGACTTGAGATTCGTTAGCAGCCTCTGTGCGTGGCTCATTCGTCCACCTCCTCGATGACGATTGTGCATCGGCAGTTGGGCCGTGCCGGTGGGTAATACACGTCCCGCGTGATCTCCTCGCCTTGGATGACTTCGGCAGCCCTCGCGTATGGCTCGCCGATCTTCTTAGGCGACCTGGACGCGATCTCCTGGTGCGCCAGCGTCGCCCCCGGCGCGTTCTTCCAGCGGGTGTGCGTGACCCCCGCCGCCTTCCACGCCGTGTATTTCGACCCATGCGACACCTCCGAAAGCTCGGTGCGTGCGATCCTCTCCGCACGGTACTTGGGCAGCTTGGCACGTTGGATCTCAGACTGGACCTCCGCGACCGGAAGCCCCTGCTCGATGCCCCGCTCGGTCGCCGCCCGGATCGTCTCACGCGTTGTCGCGTTGATGTCCGAGGCAACGCGCGAGACGTGAGTTTCGAGGAACGCGAGCGCGTCACGGTCCACGATCTCAAACACGTCGTCGGTCAGCTCCAGGGACCGCCGCACGCTGTCTGTGACGACCTCTACGGCGGGCGTGAGCTGGCCCAGCATCTCCGACCGGATCTGCTCCACAAGCTCGTCTACGTCCGCTGCGCCGCCCTCTGTGAACGCACGGACGTACTCGTCTTGGAGATCCTGCAGGGCATCCTCCATCGCGTCCTGGGCATCGTCCCCGAACCGATCGAACACCTCCTCCAAGAGCGGGTCCGCCGCCGCGATGTCGTCGGAGTCCACCGCCTTCGTGCAGCACCCGCACGGCCTGTACCGATTGGGGAGCGCCTTGTCCGCGATCGCGCGAACGTCGAACGCCTTGCCGTCTACGGTGTCCATTTGCCCCTGGACCTTCTCCGACCAGGACTTGCCCGCGTCGCCACCCCACAACGCCCACGCGATACGCCCGGCGCTCGGGTAGCCGTCCTCGCCAGGACGGAAACCCTCCCCGTCCTTGTCCGACTCGTGCCGCGCGAAGTATGAAACCATCCGACCGATCGTTTCGGGGCTCAGGTTCTCGCCGTTGGCGATGTCTCTCGCCCTTGCGACACCAACCTCCGTGCCGCCCCTACCGTGCTCGCGTCTCCACTCAAGTCCGCGCTTCGCCTCGTCCCGAGCGCCTTGTGGGGGCTTGAAATCAATGTGAGAATACTTCTCGGGCGCTTTGTAGTCGCTGGCGGATTTGACAGAATCGGCCACCTCCGTGCAGCACCCGCACGGTTTATATCGGTCGGGGAGTGTCTTGTCCGCGATCGCGCGAACGTCGTGCGCAAACGCCGCCCGCTTTGCTCTTGCGGCCTTCTCCTCGTCGCTCGCCAGCCCTGAACCCTCGACAAGCGAACGGAAGATCGCATCGATCTTTTCGGCTGGGATGCCGGGGAACGCCGCCGTAGCGATGCTGCGGGCCGCGTCGGTCGTCAACTCGCCGAGCGTGACCTTGGCGGCGAGGTCCACAAGCTGCGCGATCTGGGCACCGTTGAGCGCCGTCTCCTCGATCTTCTGCACGGGCTCCTCCCTTGCGGCCTCGGGCTTTGCCTCGGGCTCGTCCGCGTCCTCGCGGGTATCCACCACCCGCTCGGGACCACCGCCCACAGGCCCGCCGAACAACGCAAGCGGATCCGGGGCGGCGGGCGACGCGACGAAAGTGGGATCGTCCGCGTCCTTGTTCCCCTCCACACGCTCGTACCCAAGCTCCGTGCGCGCGTCGTTGATGCTCAGGATACCCGACTGCCTCAGCGACACCACCCGCGTCGTCAGGCTCTCAACGTCCGAGACGACCGGATCGTCGTACACAAGGCAATACTCGTCCGGGTCAAACCCGAACAGGTCCGCCATGTATTGCGTCAGCTCGGAAGCGTCACGCGCCAGCCTGGGCCGGATCGCCGAGCCCATGTATTGCTCGGAGTACCCGACCACCGCGCTCGCGTAGGTCGATGCGTTGGAGTCCGCCATGCTCTCCGTGTGCCCGAACGCCTGCCGGATGCGGCGCTCGTAACGCTCAATCTGCTCGCCGGTCTGGAGATCCTTCGGGTTCCACGACAGCGGCTCCAGGCTCAGCTCGCCAGCCCTCGCAACGTGGATGCGGGCCCCCGACTGCGGCCCGCCCCTCGCGTTGAACTCGCGGCCCACCATACGCACCTGGTCCTCGGTCGCGTCGCTCGGGATCGTCGCAATCGCGGCGGGCATGTACCCACGGTCGGCCATCGTCTTGTCGTGCATGAGCACGGACACCAACAGGTCCGCCTCCGCGAGCACCGCCTGGAGCGGCCCGATACCGGCGTAGGGGTTGTACGGCGAGACGGAGTGGCGGAAATACAGCACGTCCTCGGGCTCGAGCGTCACGGCCTCGCGTTCGTTGCGACCATAGAGGAAGCCCACGATCCCGCCGGCACCACCGTCCGCCGTGTCCAGCAGGATCTCCGTGTATTGCGACAGGAGCGGGTTGAGCGAGATCGGGCGGCCCGTCCGCTCCGACCACCCCACGAGGCTGTACGCCTTGCCCGTCATCTCCTTCATAAAGAACCGCAGCCACGACCACTGGAGCCCGTTCATGTCGGGGCTCGGGTCACGGAGCAGCGTGAGCGCCGGGTGCTGCTCGACTAGCTCCATGTCGTCCTGTCCCGACGCGAACTCGGCAACAGCCTTGCCCGCGTGCCCCGACTCCATGTACGCACGCAGCGACTTGCGGACGGGGTTGTTGGTGGACTTCACGCGGCGGTACATGCGGAGCGGCTGCGATGAGCACACGGACGCGTTCGTGTCCGCACACTGGTACACCACGCCGATCGCGCGTTCCATCGCCTCGATTGAGGGGATGTCGCGGGGGCGGTAGTGCCGCGCGTTCCGCTCCTGGTCGCGAACGGTCGTGTCGGCGTAGACCTCGCGGGCGGTCGCCTCGGGCAGTCTCTTTCGCCGGATAATGTCAAACAGGCCCATGCCGCCTCCTGCTCAGGGTCATGCCCAGAACCTTTCTTCGTTGAATGACCGGCCCTCGGACACCTCGCCAGCACCGGCGAACGCGAAGCCCCGGCCCTGGTCCGTGTGCTGCACAAGGTATCGGTAAGCGTCCATCGTGTGGTTGTTCGCGTCCACCGGCTTGTCCTTGAGCCCGTGCCGCCCCTCCTGCCACTCGTATGACTCAAACTCGCGGATCGTGTTCACGCACCGGGGGTCAACCGTCACCCTCGGGCGACCGTCGCCGGGGTCACGAAGCCGCTCGGTCACAAGCCCGATGCCCGCCGTGATCGAGTCCGGCCCCTTCTTCGCCGGGGTCGCACGAACACCCGCCTTGCGTGCTTCCTCGACGAACGCGGGCTCCGCAGAGTCCACCACGACCACCGCCTCGGGGTTCGCCTTCATCATGCCGTGCAGGTGCTTGAGCGCGTCCGCGTGAGTCTTGCCCGTCTCGTACCACTCGCGGGCGATGTGGTGCCGCTTGTCACCGTCCGACCAGACCTCGAGGATGACGAAGGGGTCGGTGTAGCCGGGGTCGATGGCGTAGTAGACCTCGCGGGCCTCGTCGCGGGATCGCTCGATGGCGTGCGTGTCACGCTGGAACTCGGGGAACACCACGCCCTCGGCACCGACCCACTTGCCCAGGAACATGCGGTCGTAGTAGAGCGTGCCCCTGTGTCGCTCGAACGACCGCAGGTATGACTCGGGGAGGTGAATGTTGTCCGCCGTCCTGGTCATAATGATCCGGCAGTCCGGGTCGGGCTCGGTCTTGTCGGGTGCGATGCCCATCATCCGTGCGAGCCAGTGCGACGGGAGCCCAGGGTTGGTCGCCGACTTGATGCACAGCGGCTCCCCGATGTCGAGCCTCACGCGGTCGTCAACCGCCGCGTAATCCTCAAACCGCAGCTCCGTCACCTCGTCCACACCCGCCCGGCTCAGGTTCATAGACCGCACGGCCTCGGGTGTCTCGATGCCGTTATACATGATGACCCCGCCGCCGTGAACGTGGATCTCTCGCTCGGTCTTGTT